TTACTTCCTAAATAATTATAAATATAAAATTTATTAATTAATGCGATAGCTTTTTCTCTTGGTGTCATATTATTTGTTTTTAATGTAGGAAATATAAATTCTTACTAAATAACCCCAAATGGCTCCTATTAAAAAATATATCATTGGAATCTATTTACAAGGTCATAAAGCCAAGCAAAGGTCCTATCCATTTTAGTCATATTATCAAAGGTCCATTGGACACAAGCACACCGACACTTGTAATTGTCATCACCATAAGCCTCTCTAAGTATCTCAATATCCTCTTTTGTTATAACCTTCATTAGCCTCTCTTTTTTTATAAAGTCATACCATTTACCCATTTCTAAAAAAGGAACTGACTCAAACTTTTCCTGATACATTTTAAGGGTATGATCTAGCTTTTCTAGTTCAGTCTCAGGCTCTTTAATAATCTTAGGCTGTCTAAATCCAGTCTCAGTCTTTTGTAGGTTAAACTTATCCTTATTGTTATTAGCCCACCTAGATAGCCTCCTAGACAAATCCCAAGTCTTTTCCTGCTCAAATCTCATCTTTGTCTTACTAGCATTAGGCTCTGTCCAGTAATCATAAAACTCTTGCTTCATAGACTCAGGGAATGCAAAGGGTTGCAGTTCTCTTTTAAAGTCTGAGGCTCTCATTTCAATACTTTTCATAGTTTCTTTCTTTAAAGTACATACCAAGGGTATTATAGCATCTACCTAGTAGAGCCATTTTGACAAGCCTGATATTGATTGCATCTTCAATCTACTCAATCAAGTGAGTAAAATCACTCAATCCCTAACACAAAGTAGATTTAAGCCTAAAAAACTTTTATTTTAGGCAAAATCAATCGAAGGTCTTTTCCTGGGTGTTTCCAGTATGCTTTTAAGTTACGGTTGTCCTTGTTGCCATTGCCGTGTACCTTCGGGGTAGAAACCCAACAGACTTATAAAGAGCATTTGAGTTGTTGGCTTTGTCAAGGCCATTCGGTCAAAGTGTTTCAAAACACCGAATAAAAAAACCTGCTGAGGATTGGCACTCGCAGCCGCACCCCAACAGGTTAGTATATCTTCTAAAACAAAGCAGATTTCTCTGGCGAGTCTTTGTTGACACAAATATACGAAATTTATTTCAATTTACCAAATTTATTTTTTCCATTATTATTTCCCTAGTCTTATTGACCCTTACATACTCAGTAGATATACCCAATTCCTTACCTAAGTTATTGACTGCCAACCAATACTCCATAAATACACAATCATCGGTGTCTATGTATTCCTGTGCCTTTTTCTTAGAATGGGTTACTGTGCTGTGATCTGTGTAACCAATTAATGGTCCTAAAATACTTACTGGGATAGGGGTGTACTTACTAAGATAATAAGACAAAGCCATTCTAATTGATGCGGTACTAATATGCTTACTTCTGTCATTAGTTTGGATTATTATGGTCTTATTTGGTTTTTCTTTGTGTCTCCTAGATAACTGAATCCTTTTTATTCCGTAATATTCACAGGTTTTATCTACTAACTGATCCGCTAAATTGATTGTGTTCATATTGTTCTATTGCTTTAAAGATTTGATAAACTACTTGTGGTACTATTGCATTTCCGTATGCTCCGTTTGATTGATTGACCCAGTTTTGAAAGGTAATTCTGTCCAATTGTAAGGAAATCCCATCAAGGTCGCTGATAAGCGGGGATTCGCAAATAATTTCCTGTTCTCCTGTTTTCCTGATTTTAAATATATCTCTGTCAAGAACCAGGTAAAACTCGTTCCAATCTTGACACCTGATTTTCTCATCCCATTGTTGTGTAACTTCATTTTTACGCTTTCCCATTGATTTCCTTGCCACTTTGTTTGAGTGGGCAATAAACCAAACCCTGTCTCTTTTTTGCGGTGAATTAACGGAACAAGCTGGAAGTACATACGGCCATACTTCGTACCCTTCAGCTTCCAGGTCAGTTTGCACTTCGTGGAATACCAACCCTTCATTCCAATTAACAAGGCCGAGAACGTTTTCGCCCACAACCCAACTTGGTTTAACTTCTCTAATGACTCTAAGCATTTCTGGCCAGAGGTGACGGTCATCTTCTTTACCAAGTCTTTTTCCTGCCATTGAGTAGGGTTGGCAGGGGAATCCTCCTGTAAGAATGTCAATTTGGTTTGCATACTTTGTAAAATCTGATTTTGTAATATCGGTAAATAATTCAGCATTAGGCCAATAATATTTAAGGACTTTTTGACCAAACTCATTCCATTCACAATGAAACTTGTTTTCCCATCCCATCCAATCAGCCGCTAAATCAAAGCCTCCAATGCCACTAAATAGTGATCCGTGTGTCATTTAATAAACTTTAAACTTATCCCAATTAAAATAACCATTATCAGGTTCTCTAAAGGCATCTCTTAAATCATTAAGTTTATGATAATGACCTTTACTTATATGCCAAGTAGCATAATAACTAATCTTAGTTTGCCTAGATGTTTCTCTAATACTTACTCCTTTATCAAGCAAATTTTTTACCTGGTCAATCTTTTCAGGAGTAATAAGTTTTAGTTTAATCATTGGCTTAATTTGTAGGATGCAAATGTTTTATCGTTAACTGTAATGTTACTAGTCCAAATAATGTGACCCTCTTTTCTAAGATCAGCAATTCTAGCTGCTAATCGTAAACAGCCAAACATATGTAAGGCTTCAAGTGGAGTGATTGGTTTACCTAATTTAAGGTAGTTTAAGATTTGCTGTGACTGGCTCATTGTTTTTGTTTTAAGAGTGTTGAATAGTGTTCAATTATTTCTTCTAATTCGGTCCTAGACCATTTATAAACCTTGTTTTGATTATCTTCTAACCATTTAACCTTATCTTCTCCAATTTTTAATAATAAATGTTTTCTATAACCTATCAAATGAAAGTCATTAAATCCATTATCTCTAATACATTCTGCGTGGCAATTATCAGGATTAAACCTTAATAATGATGATTTCCCAACAGGTACATAGTGTCCAGCATTTATTTGAGATATAGGCAATGTTTTAAAACAGGATATACAAGTGAAATAACCATCTTTTGAATCTCGTTCTCTAATATATTGATTAAATACTTTTTGTGCTTTTTGTACTAATTTGGGTATGCTTATTTCTTTAGATTTCCTTTTTTTTGTAGTTGCCATTTTTTATAGGTTTATCAAATGCTTGTTCGTGATCCCAACCTCTTGAAATTCTATTTCTTATTGCTGGTTGATGTATTACAAGAATATTTAATTTACTAAACAATTCCATTATAGGATATTTTTGATTTTTATAATTTACAAAGAATGTCATTTCTCTATTATTTGCATTTTGTTTATTAGTCACAAATCTGCAATTGCTAGGCTCATAATTACCGTTATTGTCTATTCTATCCAATTGTAAATTATCTTTATATCCATTATTTAAGGCCCATTCTTTAAAGGTAAAAAAATCATTATCCCATTCTTTGCAAATAGATATCCCTCTGTCATAATATCTATTACTCCTTATGTATGTTTTTAAATGAACCCTTTCTTTCATTGCCTTCCAAGTTTTATAAATTCTTGTAGTGCTTTCACCTTTCCATTTTTTTAACACACAACCACAAGATTGAATCCTTAATCTTATTAAATGCGATAAACGAATTGCTTTTTCATTTCCACATTCACATTTACATAAAATTGCCCTTTGTTTTTGTCCACTAGGTTGCTTAAAATGTTCTACTTCTTTAATAACTGTTAACTTGCCAAACTGATCACCCTTTTTAATATCAATCTTCATAATTACATTATTTAATGCAATATACAACATTTATTTGATATTATCAAATTTATTTTTTTACAATCCAAGTTGACAATTTTTTAATTTTAGGCAATGTTTAAGTTTACAAATTTAATTCAGCTTTCTTGTAAGATATGATTGTCCTAATACCATCCAATTGATGTGTAGCTGCTGAGTTGATGCGGTCAAACCAATTAACCAAAAGATTAACATCTTTAGCATTTGTACTGACAAACTTATTTATTAAGGAAGGACTTAGTTTAGTTTCTAAGCCTTCCCCAATAGCTTGTAGTAATCCTGCGTTAATAATTTGATCCTGCATATATTTAGCATCTGCAAGGCATTGCCCAGACTTAGCAATTAAAATAGTTAAAAGTTCTGCCCTATCTATTAAATGCTGTGGATCAGGACCAACCTCAGTTTCTAAGTAAGCCTGCATTTTCTCAGCAGTCTTATGTAGTTCTTCTTTAGAACGGTACATCTTCCTTTGGTTTATAGGTGTCCACAACTACGTTAAGACCTGTGCCATCTTTCTTTTCCATTATGGTCAGTTTAAGTTGCTTGGTGTCTTTGTAGTCAGTTAATAAGTCAGGGTTAGCTTTTAGCCACTCAAATAACTCTTTTGGAGTAATAATAATCTGACCTTTAATAAAAGGAGGTGCTGTTGGTTTAGGACTAAAAATCCTGATACCTTTTGGGAAATTTGCCATAGTTTAATTTTTAATATGTGTTAAAATCTTCAGGGTTGATAATATCAAATAAATTCCATTGGTTCAGTTCGTTTCTGATGTCATCCTCTGTAACCCAATCAGGAGCATCTACAATCTTGACTTGATATTCAAAGTCATACTCATCTGCAATAGTTCCAACTGCATAATAGTATTTAATCTCTGCTCTTACAGGTATATCTTCGCCATCATCGGAGTAGATAAAAAACCTGAGTTTGGATGTGCCTCTTTCTGACCAACTCATTTTAATGATTTTTTAAGGTGTTTAGAAATATCTTTCTGATTAGGGTTAGGAATCTCATTAAGACCTAATTGCCTATCTTCTAATCTGTGCTGGAGTTTCTGATAAGTGTCATAATCTGAACATTCTCTAATAGCTTTAATTGCTCTGTCTATTTCATATTCCTCCAGATTAGATGAGAATACCAATCTTTCTAACATATCTTTTTCTTCCTTAGTTGGCTCATCTTTATCGTGTGTATTAGTAGCATCTGCATCTTTAGTGTCATCGATAGCGAAAAGTCCGTTAAGTGCATATTTACGAGCATAAGAGGATGCGGCTCCTGTGATCTGTGCAGAGTCCATACCTTTTTTAACTTCTTCTTCTCTAGCAAATGCAGAGCAGGTAAATGTTAACTCTCCATTAGAAATGGTTGCTGTGGCTTTTACATAAATCCTTTCCCCTATTTGTACTATCTCATCGGAAAGGGTAAGATAAAAGCCTAGCTTGTTAATGACTGGCTTAACGGCCTCTACAATATCCTCACAAGAGCGATATTTGTAGTTTCCAAATTTGTTGACTTGTCCTTTAGGTGCTTTGACCTGTGCTTGAATTTGTGCTAACATAGTTTAAATCGTTTCGGTTATGTAAGATGTGGTTGAGTTGGGATTTTCTTCGTTTCTCCCTATAAATAAAGGTAAGGGAAACTGCTTTTCAAATTCCTTCTGAGGGATTTTTTCTTCGCCTACAATATAATAACCTTTTCCATCAGGTTCAATTCTAAATCTTGTGTAGGTGCGAATCGTTTTGTTTCTTTCGTACTCTGCTGCTGTCATTCTAAAATAATTGTGGACTGCTGTGATCCATTCGTTGAAATCACGCATTGGGTGTGTTGGGTAAGTTGTTTTCATATATGAATTATAAGGTTAGTAAAAAAGACCCCAATGTAGAAACATCGGGGGTATGCTTGCTTATTAGTCATTGGCCAAATACATAATATCATCCTTAAACTTGTTAGGTTTATAGATGCTATCAAATGATTTTCGTGCCTCAGAAAAACCAAAAGATATTCCTGCGTGGAATAATTTAAGAGCAATACCTGAAGCATCATCTTGGTCAGATGAAATTAATACTGTAAAATGTCTTGAGTCATACCTAGTAATCTTAATAGGTAAGTCTAGGTTTTTGAGCAGGTATTCTGCTCTGTCTGCATCTGCAAGGATTTCAATTTGCATTGTGATTAATTTTAAGGGTTTATTTACAAAATTGGTCTTGAATCAGTCCTACTAAATACATAACTGCAATTAGTGTGATAAGGAGTGTTAATGCTTGTTTCATTGTTAAATCGTTTAGTTTTTAATCGTTGACACCACAAATATAATAACTTATTCACAAATAAAAAAATATTTTTTAATTTATTTTTTATCCCTATCTTTGATTTATGGAAAAGTTAAAACCAGGTCGAAAACCATTGCCTGAGGATCAGAAAAAGGTTTTGGTGAGTGCTTATGTCACAAAAGAGCAAAAGTCATTGATTATCAATCATTATGGCAACCTTTCAAACGCAGTAGTGCAGGAAATTTTGCATAAACTTCAGGCAAATGGACATAGTAATAGCATTAGGAACGGGCAGTAGGTGGCAAGATAATGAGTTAAGATATGCCCTTAGGTCAATAGAACAGCACCTAAAAGGCTATGGAAAGATTGTGCTTATAGGCGAAAAGCCTAAGTGGATTAAGAATGTAGAGCATCACTATTTAGGGGATGTGCCTGGCAGAAAGAATTTTAGCATATTTCAAAAGATAATAACTGGCTCAGAATGGGTCGAGGGTGATGACTTTATATTTTGGAATGATGACCACTTCTTATTAAAAAATTTAGATGTCAAAGACTTTAAGTTTTGGTATGATAGGGATTGTCACTTTTACGCACATAAAGCCACAGGTCTTTATAAGATAGCTATAACCAATACAAATAACTTGCCAGGCAAGAATAACTACTACACCGACATTCACACTCCAATAGTCTATAATAAGCACCGATTTGCCAAACTTTTAAACCTAACCTGGAAGCAAGAATTTGTTATCAAGTCAGCCTACACAAAAAACGAGGATGGACCATTTGAGCCAATGGATGACATAAAAATAAATAGATTCTATTCTGTCAATGAGTGGATAGGTAAGACTTATAATAAATTATTTTTCTCAATAGGATCATACGCAGTTAATGGAGATTTTAAAATATTTATTAATCAGAAATATCCAAACAAATCACAATGGGAAAGATAAAAGACCGATTAAAGTTTTACCTATTTGACACGCCTATTTTCTTAATGGTTTACACCTTTATCACAATCACCTTTTTAATTCTTGACATCTATGCGCATATTTATCCAAAGTCCAAACATTAATAGTCCACACGGTGGAATAAGGGTTATAAATGAATGGGCGAATCAACTTACTGACTTAGGTCATAGAGTTGTGTTATATAATCAGGCTGGTGCTTTGAGATGTAGCCTTCAAGAAATTAAATGCAAGATTGTCAATACTACTAATTTAATAAGTCGCTCAGACTGCTTAATAGTTACAAGTCCACACGGTGCATTTTTATTAGATAAGGATATACAAAAGAAATTTATATTATTACAGATGTTAGAGCATCTGTTTAGACCTACTAATGAGAGGTTTTTTCAAGATTGTCTAAAACTTTACAATTGCAACTATCCTCTTTTTTCTATTTCACAATGGAATATGCGAATCTTAAAAAGTAAGTTTAACGATAAGAGACCTATTCACTACATCGGTAATGGTGTCAATCTTAAAGACTTTCCAATAACAAAAAACCCTAAAGATTATAAGACAATCCTTTTAGAATCACCAGAGCCAACTAATGTCACAAAGGATGCTGAAAAATTAGCTGTGCAAGTTGCAAAGATGCTAAAGGATAGAGGTTATAGAATTATAGGCTATGGAATGTTAAAGCCAAAAGACAATATTTATGATAAATATATTGTGCAACCTAGTTTACAACAAATGAATGACCTTTATGAATTGTCAACCTTAATGATAAAAGCTACAAAGTATGATGCTAGATCAACCGCACCTTTGGAGGCTGGAACGAAAGGAACAGTAACAATTAGGGGAATAATAGAAGGGGATGATGACTTGACTGAGGAAAATTCATACAAAGTAGGTTATTCAGTGGACAAATTGTATGATGCCGCAATGTTTGCTTTACAAAACAAAGAGGAAACGCAGAGAAGGGCAGAGAATATGAAGCAACACATTTTAACTTTTACTCCCCAATATTGGATAAACCAAGTCAACCAAATAATATGTCAAGAGTACTAATTGTCTTAATGGAATACTACGAGCCTGACTTTGCTCAGACTCTTAAATGTGTACAAGATACTGAATTGCCTTTTGAGGTAGTCAGTAGGGATGGTGTGGGAAATATGTCTAGAGCCTACAATTCAATCTTAGCTGATCCGTTATGGAAAGCAGATTATTTATGGTTTGTTTCGAATATTACGTTTACACCTGACACACCTTACAAGTTAGCACAAGAAATGGCAAAAGGAGATTGGGCGGCATTACATCCTACTATGCAAAGTTCAGACCACAGGTTTCAATGGCCGATAATGGGTTTTGATGGGGTAAAAGAAACACCTTTTGTAGAGTGGACTGCACCAATGGTTAATGCAGAGTTATTTGCTGAAAACCCCTTAGATGAGATGCTGGCTTACTATTATATGGACCTAGACTGGTGTCATAGGGTAAAAAACCAAGGTCATAAAGTAGGTGTGCATCACGGAACAAAAGTTGAGCATACTTATCTAAGAAACAGAAAAGAGCATCCAATTAGTCAACTAAGAAAACAACTTAGAAACTATTGGACACCTATCAGTCAAAAGCATATGCTTACGAAATACGGAAAAGATTGGCAAATTAAACTATGGCCTAAATAAACCTAAAAATGCACAATAACTTAAGTCAGTTTATTGTGCACATTTTTGTTATGTTCACGAAACTTGAACATTTACGAAAACGTAAAAACAAATAATATGACAGCAGTAGAATGGTTGGAAGAAGAATTAAAAAAACATAAATTATTAATAACTCCATTTACAAAAGGTGTTAATTCATTATTTGAACAAGCCAAAGCAATGGAGAAAAAGCAGATAATAAATGCACATTTAGAGGGCTGGTCAGATGCTTATGATTATTTACAAGACAATGGAAGTAAACCTGCAAGACAAGCAGAAGAATACTACAACGAAACATATAACAAATGACAACACTAGAACTACACGGTATTTATCACGAATTAGCCTTTTGGCAACAATTTGTAAAGACAGACCGATTCCTTTCGGGTTGGGTTAAGAAAGTAAAGACACCTGAATTAAATCAAGAGGTGGCAGATTTTATCCTAAGTGTTCCACGTGAAACTGTTTTGGATGTAGGATCAGGAGTTTGCTCTTTACTAAATGGTTTAGTAAATGTGACCGCTTGTGACCCATTGGGAGACCTTTATAGGCTTATTTTTGACTACGAAAGGCATAAATTACTCCCACCATTACCTATCCCTGCTGAGCATTTAAATTACTCTAATCAATTTGATATTGTACATATCTCAAATGCTTTAGACCATTGTCAGAGTCCTTATAATGCCCTTATAAAGCTATTAGATGCTGTCAAGACTGGAGGCTATCTAATTGTGCAAGGATTTTGTAATGAGGCAGAACACGAAAACTGGCAGGGATTCCATCAATGGAATTTAGACCTTACCGATTCAGGAATATTAATGATAAAAGGTAAAGAATCACAATTTGCCACAATTTGGGAGCCACATATCTATAAGAAAATAGACATAGGAAATAAGCAATGGTTTTATTGGATAGTTAAAAAATAAGTAATGGTAATATGCTGTGATATTGATGGAGTCCTAACCGATGGTAAAATATGGGTAAACCATCAAGGGGAAATAATTAAATCCTTTAATAATAAGGATATTGGTGCAGTAAAAGAATTGCTGGCTATGGGTTATCAGGTCTATTTTGTAACTGCCTCATCTTGGCCAGGATCAGACCTATATCTTAAAAGGTCAGGTGCAGACTTAATAGTCCTTAGAAACAAAGAGGAAATACCTTTTCATTATGACATAGCCATAGGTGACTCAGGCTGGGATATCCCAATGTTAAATAAAGCAAGATTTGTATTTTGCCCTTCAGATGCCTCTAAAGAGGTTAAACAACTAGATGGAATGCACATCCTAAAATGCAAAGGAGGGCAAGGGGTAATGCTAGAAATGGTACAAATCCTATCTACGTTTGACTTATGTGGATAAGTATATTTTGTTATGTGAAATAAATTTAGTATATTAGGGGGTGAATTTTAAGGTGTAAAAATAGAAACAAGCCTTCAGTCTTTCGGGATTGGAGGCTTTTTTTAAATAATGCCATACAAAAGTAAAAAACAAGCGGCTTTTTTTAATGCTAACAAGAAAAAACTTGAAAAGCAGGGAGTAAACGTAGATGAGTGGAATAAGAAAAGCAAAGGCAAAAAACTACCCAAGAAAGCTAAAAAAAGAAAATAACCATTGTCAAGACCACAAGCCGATATCAATTGGGAACTAGTAGCTGAGTATTTAGAAGCTGGTTGCACAGGTACAGAAATAGCAGCAATGCTAGGTATCTCAGCACCAACACTTTATGATAGATGTCAGACCGATAATGGTATGATGTTTTCAGAGTTTTCCCAAGAAAAAAAACAAAAGGGTGACCTTATTTTGAAGAAAGTTCAATTTGAGGCCGCCATTAAAGATAAAGACCGAACAATGTTAGTCTGGTTAGGCAAACAAAGGTTAGGTCAAAAAGAAAAGGCAGAGCAAGATATCAAGGTTGATGGTGGCATTAACATTGTATTCAAGCCTGTCAATGAAGGAAGTTGAGATTAAATATACTAAAGTCTTTGAGAAAAACCTCTTAGCTTATCAATCCAAATTACACAGGGTTATAGCTAATCAGGGGTCAACAAGATCAGGGAAAACGTACAGTTTAAGTCAACTTTTAGCTCTTTACATACCGCACAAAGAAAAGGTAACGATTTCTGTGGTCAGTCCTTCCCTGCCTCACTTAAAGAGAGGTGCAAGAAGGGATATCTTACAAATCTTAGAGGATGCTGGTATTTATTCAGATGAGGCATTTAATAAGACTGATAATGTTTACCACTACCCCAATGGCTCTTATATAGAGTTCTTTGGTGCTGAAGATTCGGGTAAGGTTCGAGGTCCAGGAAGGGATATTCTGTATATGAATGAAGCTAATTTGAATTCATATAGTATTTATCAGCAATTAGCTTTAAGAACTAAACAGACCATATTTTTAGACTTCAACCCTGTTGATGAGGCAAGTTGGGTTTATGATGTGGCAGACAAAGAGGGCAACCTGTTAATCCACTCTACTTACAGAGACAATCCATTCTTACCAAAAGAGCAGATTGCTGAGATTGAGAGTTTAAAGGATGCAGATGAAAATCTTTGGAAAGTATTCGGACTAGGGGAAAGGGGTAAGAGTCAGGAGATAATCTACACTCATTGGAAAGTAGGACAATTCCCCGATGACACAGAAACTGTTTATGGCTTAGACTTTGGTTACTCTGTACCAACTGCCTTAATTAAGGTAGGGTTTAAAGAGAATCAAACCTTTGCTCACGAAATGTTATACGAAACCAAACTAACAACTAATGACTTAATTGAGAGATTAAAGACATTAGATATAAAAAGGTCAGATGAGATATTTTGTGATGCAGCAGAGCCTAAAACGATTGAGGAGTTAATAAGGGCAGGATTCAATGCAAAGCCAGCTGAGAAGGATGTCTATGCTGGAATCCAAAAGGTTAAAAGCCAACCCTTAACAATAACACCTGAATCAACAAACCTAATAAAAGAGATTAGGTCCTACAAATGGAAAACGGACAAAGATGGTAAAGTCCATTCAGATGAGAGTCCAGTCAAAATGTGGGATCACGGATGCGATGCAATGCGGTATGCGATATTTACGAAACTAAACAAGCCTAAGTTCGAGATAATGGCTTGGTAAACAAATAACTGTGGGTAAATTACAAGATGCGTGGAATGTATTGAGAGGTAAGGCGATGCCACTTATGCCAATAGGCCAGCCTTTTGCCTCTTATACTATGATGGGCGGCACATATGTTGGGATAGCGGACAACCGTAAAAACTACATTACAGATGGCTACCAGGTTAATGACATAATTTACACCGCTGTTTCTTTAATCACTGATAAGGTCAGACTTCCTGAATGGTCAACATACAGAATAGTTGATGAGGCTGCTTTTAAGTCTTATCAGGGCCTTATTAAGAAAAAGGATATTTCCACACAAGATTTCAAGAAAGCTGTTGAATATAGAAAGAAAGCCCTTGAGCCTATCTATGTTGACAGACTTACAGACTTATTAAAGTACCCTAACGACTACGAGACATTTCCTGACTTAGTTGCTAACTCTAGTGGTTGGAAGCTAATTACAGGAGGCCGTACCGTTTGGGCGCAGACTTTAGATATGGGTGCAAATGCTGGTAAGCCTTATCAGTTGCATAATCTACCCTATCAAGAGATTAGTATCATCGCCAGTACCAATACCTTCCCTATTATCGAAGAGGCCTATGTAATGACCAACCTTGCTGATGCTTTCTTCCCTAAATGCCAGGTCCTTCACGATAAGTACCAAAACTATGACTGGGATATCAATGGAGCGCATCTCTACGGAATGAGTCCTTTGAAATCGGCCCTTAGAAGATTGTCGAGGTCTAACTCAGCTATTAAGGCAAGTGCGGCAATGCTAGAAAATCAAGGGGTTAAGGGTGTCCTTTATATGGATGACCCAAGAGTTATGAATGCAGGCATTGACCCATTAGACACAAGAAAGCAGGTTGAAGCTGTTAAGGCTAAACTTGTTGGTAAAGGGGAATGGGTAGGATCAGACAATTGGGGTAAGATTGGGGTGTCAGGTTACAAACTAGGTTG